GTGGATTCGCGGACGTTGACAAACTCACCCTCAAGGCCGGGCACCATCTCTGCGCCCTCTTTTGTAGCCGTGGCGTGGCCGCTGACAAGCAACACCTTCCATTGATCGGCAGTCCTGCGCTTGCCTGCCCACTGCAATTGGCTCTTGGCAAGGTCTGAACAGATCGCGTGGAACTTCGCGTTTTGCTCGGTGTTCCTGCGCGGCTCTTTGAACGTAGCCGCCCACCCATCCGGTGCCTGCATTGCCCACTCAGCGCACAGGCGGCGGCTGGGGTGGGGCATCGGCTGCAAAATAAACGTTCGGCTCATTTGCTTTCCATAACTTCCGCTGGCAGCATTCCCCAAAGGTCCGGGTTTTCCTTTGCCATCAGATTGACTTGGTGCAAAGCGTGTGCTTTCCAGCCGGGGATTGCGTACAGCTTGCGGTAGTGGGCAAGCGTGGTGGCGTAGAGGGCGGGCCAGTTCACAGGCTCACCACTTCGCCAGCGCCTAGCGACAGTTCGCGTAGCGTGAAACCGCTTTGACCATGGTCCACGTCATCGGTCGCCAGCTTCACAGGCTTTGAGTCGGTCACGCCGTCAATGGTGTAGGCACGGCCCGCAATCATGTTTTGCAAAGCCGTGATAGGCTTGCTGTGCGTGATTTCCAGAATGACAATGGTTTTCATGCTGAAACCCCTTTGCGTGCCAGTGCCTCGCGCGCCATTTGCAGCGGCAGCGCGTTGACCTTTTCGCCGCCCTCATACCGGCCAACAATGCGCCGCGCCCAATCCAGATTGCGGTTTGCTCCAACGCTTGCCGCCGCAACCACCAGCGGGCGCAGCTTGGCGAGTTCGGCACGCACGCGCCCAGGATCGGCGGGCGGCGCGGGCAAGGGGATGTTGTCCGGCACCGGGGCTTTGCGGCATAGGTTGCGAAACTCAATAACGTTTGGCGCGCGCTCAGGCAGGTTTTCCAGCGCCCAAGCCACGTCTTGCAGCCGATGGGCAAAACCCGCCAATTCGTGCGCCCAAATGGTTTTTATCGCGCTGGGGTCCAATCCTTCGTACAGGTTCAGGAATTGGCGTCCATAGGTAGCCGCCAAACGCTCAAACAGGCGGTCAATGGCTTGAAATTGCAGTGACATTTTTTACCTCGTCAATGTAGTTCGGAGATGTTGCAGCGATACCGGGCGCAAAAGCTTGGGCTTGTTGCAGCCGCTGGCCGGTGATAGTTTGGGCAATTCCGCCGCTTTTTTGGTCGTTAAGCCATTCGGCTTTAAACCCCTGCCAACCACGGGCGCAACACGTTTGCAGGGCCTGCTGTAGCGTCAACCCGGCTTTTTCAGCCTCGGCACGTATTCCGCTCAATGCCGTGTCGGTCATGGGTGCGCGCTTGGCCTTTCGGATTCTTAGAAAGTCCCGCCAAACAGAATCAGAAACGCCGTCAGGCGGGCTGTCTTTGCTCTGTCTCTGCCTCTGTAATGTCTCTGTCTCTGGTACAGCGCTTTGCTTGCTCTCTGCTAGCAAGTCGCTAGCATGTTGCACCACTTCAAAAAAACCCTTATCAATCAACGGCTTAAGTGCTTTTTGGATTTCTTGCTCTGTCTGGCGAAGGCGAAAGGCCAGCTTTTCATGGGAGCCGTCAAATTGACCGTCAATCGCATCACTTGCAACAAGCCACAACATAGGCGCTAGCGCCCTGCTAGCAACTGGCAAGCATTGGAAATCGTAGTTGTCGAGCAATGCCTTATGCAGCCGAATCCATGGCGGGTTTCGGTCTTTGTAGTGCTGGAAATCTTTCCAGCTTTTCGGGCAAAGAATCATCTTCAAATCCCTATTGGTGGACGGCCCCAGAGTGGAAATTACCGGGGCGGGTCCACTCGTTGCGAGTGTGCGATACGGTGTCTGAGACCGTCCCCAATAGAGACTTCCGACACCGCCCATTTACGCCTTCCACAGCGTTACTTACATTATAAGAGTGCAGCTTACACACGACAACACCTCTTTGCGGTTATTGTGGAAATAGTGGGGGATACGTGGCTCAGACTGCGCGCCACACTTTGCAGCCGCCGCGCTCATCGTCGGTCTTGTACAGGCCGGGAATCTCGCTCAGGCGACGCTGAACGGTGATGTAGTCCATCCGGGTGAAGCTGGCGATTTCACGCGCTGTAGCCCCGTCTAGGACGCTTACAGCGGCTTTTATGCTGGTGCGCTGCCATGCCGTAGCAGTGTCAGCCTCTGCGCGCTTGGCGGCGTCGTGGCTCGTGCTGCTGTCGCTACGCCTTGCGCGGGCTGGCTTGGCGCGGTTTAGCTCGTAGAGTTCGGTTAGGACGATGTTCATGCGGCCTCCATCAAAACGTCTTCGTCAATCAGTGATTCCTGTTTGAAAACCCCCTCGCCTTCAAAACGCTTTTCAGCCAGCGACAGATTGATCTTGGCCTGCTTGAAATAGCTGTCTTTCAGTTCGATACCAATTGCCTTGCGGCCCATGGAAACGGGGCTATAGACCTCGGAGCCAACACCCATGAACGGCGTCAGGACGATCTCGCCGGGGTTGCTGTAAAGCTCGACAATGCGGTCAATCACGTCCAGTTGCAGCGGGTGAACGTGCTTCTCGTCGTCTTCTTCCCGGCTATCACGGAATGGCAGCACGTTGTCAATGCGAATGTCATCCCACACGCTGGAGGCGTAACGCTGCCAGATGTAATGCGACAGCTTGTTTGACTTCGGGTCCGCGTGGTCGGCGTAGGTGTTTTTCAGGTACTCCCAAAGCTCGTCAGCGGTGAATCGGCTTTCGTTTGCGTTGTTGAAAGCCTGCAAGATGTTGGGCAGGATGGGGGTAGCGCCAAAGTACCGGGTAAGCCCTTGCGCATGGGTCACAGGCACAGCATTCTCGCCTTTCTTGGTCAGAATCAGCATGTAGTCCGGCATGGCCGTAAAACACTGCGTAGAGTCCTCTACGATCAGCTTGTGCATCAGGCTTTTGACCATGGTGCGCATACGAACCTTAAGCGGCTCTTTCCAGATTGTGATGCGGTTGCGGTACTCAAACCCGTACTTTTCATGCAGCCGGATGATTTCATGCGGGAAGTCCCACAAGCGGCATGAGTTGTCGAAAACATCGGTGCAATGCACCGCAGTGATGCGCCCAGGCTTGGTAACGCGGGCTATCTCTTTGATGAGGAATTCATACTGCTCAAGAAACTGCTCTTTGTTCTCGCAGTTGCTGAAATCGCGCTCGCTGCTGGAATAGTTGTACAGGCCGGCAAATGGAGGGGAGTACACCGACAGGTCAACCGAGTTATCGGGCAGGGTCGGCATGACTTCCATGCAATCCGAGTTGTAGATTGCGTAGCGCGGCGTAACAAGCTGGTCTTTGGTCTGCATTAAATAAACTCCGGTAGTTGGATTGACTGGTTGAACTCTTTGGTGACGTGCGTAAAGTCCCGATTTGCGGCGGCGACAAGGTTTTCATAAAGCTCAATGGCTTTCTGAGTCTTTTGCTCGAGCGCCTCAATAACTCGCTCTTGACCTTCTGAAATCACCATGTCGCATGTGACCTCGGACTTTTGGCCAAAGCGCCAGAACCGGCGAATGGCTTGGTAATACTGTTCGTAGCTGAATGTCGGGAAAAAGACCGTGTGATTGCAATGCTGCCAGTTCAGTCCCATGCTGGTCATCTTGGCTTTGGTAATCAATCGCTTGACCTGACCACGGGCAAAGCCGACAAGAATTTCCTCTTTCTGGTCAATTGACATGCCGCCGATAATTTCAATGGCGTCTTTGTCCATCGTCTTCAAAAGGGTGCTTTCGTCGTTCAGGTTGCACCAGTAAACCGAGGTCTTGCCAGCTGCCAGTGCGATTGCCTCTTCGCAACGTTCTGCAACGGTAAGTTTTTGTTCTTCGCGCACCTCTGTGAGTCGCTGGGCAGGCATGGCAAACAGAGATTGCTGGTCGTCCACACACCATGACTTATCGTTGTGGACAACATGCTTGTTGACGTGCAAAGCGGGCAGGTCATAGCCATCGTTTGAAAAGCCCAAGTCACTCGGACGCTTGACCATGACTGACCATTGATTGACCCATGCAAAGAAATCGCGCTCTGCGTGTGGCTTGAGATAGAACTTCTCGCCGATGTTGCGGTTATTGCTGTCCACGCTACCCTGGTTCGACTTGAAGAACTTGGTCAACATGTCCATGTAGCCCATGTACCCAAGGGCCTCGGAACTGTTGCCCAGCTCGATAAAGTCGTTCGGGCTTGGTGTTGCAGTAGCCAGAAAGCGATACGGCACGCGCTTGATAAACGCAACGATCTGGTCTCGCGTCTTCCCCGCAAAATTTTTCAGGATGCTCGATTCGTCCAGCATCACGCAAATGAAATCGTCCGGGTCCAGCAAGTGCAACCGTTCGTAGTTGCATACGACAATTTTGCTGTTCAGCTTGCCGTCTTTGCTGTGTCCAATGTCATGCACGCCAATGCGGTTGGCCTCGTCAATAAACTGGAAAGCCACGGCCAACGGCGTGAGAATCAGCACGCGCTTGTTGGTGTGCCGAATGACGTTTTCAGCAATTGAGACTTGAATCAGGGTCTTGCCCAGCCCGGTATCGGCAAAGACGCCAATGCGACCCTTTCGGACTGCCTTGGTAATGATGTGCTGCTGAAAATCAAAAGCGCCATCAGACATCCAAACAGGCGAGAAGCCAAAGTCGCCCAGGCTGTGCTTTTTGCGGGCCACAAATGCAGCATAGTCGCTCATTTTGCATTCCTTGGCGCACCTAGCGCCTTGCCAATAATCCTCGCCGTCTTGTCGCTGCAAGCCTGCGGGTCAGCGGGTAGCGATATGCCGCCCTTGCGCATGTTGTTGCGGGGGTTGGTCAGACCTG